CGCCTGGGGCTCGGTGTTGGGGATGTCGAGCCGTGGCACGATCCTCACGAAGTTGAGGCAGTCGTTGGGGTAGTCGTACTTGTACGCCCACCGCTGATCCCAGTCGTTGGGGGTCTGAGCTGTGAGCGTCAGGAACTTCCTCGCGAACGTCCAGTGAGACCGGGACAGCGCGGAGTACAGCGTGCGCTCGAAGACCTCGTTGATCTTCCGAGCGGCGACGCTGTCCTCTGCGAGCGACGCGATGTTGCTCTTGCCGATGTGGTCAAGAGCCTGGTTCGCGAGCTCGACGTTGCTGTAGCCCGGCATTCACTCAGTCCTTTTTCACGCGACGCCGGCGCACCGGCTTGCTGGTCTCTCCTTCTGCGGCCTTCTCCTCCTCTGCGGGGGTGATCGTCTCGACCTTCTCCCTGCTGACCGGTCCGCCGGAGCGGAGGATCGAGAGCTCTGCCTCAAGCTCCGCGATGTAGGCGTCCTTGCGGCGGTTGTCCTCCAGCGTGACGGAGAGCTGCTCCGCCAGGCCGCCGGCGCTGAGCCGCTCGCCGGTGATGTCATCGCGCTTGTTCTTGTCGGCGTCGATGCCGCGCATGAAGTCGCGATACTTGGCAGAGCCCTCCTCCGCCATCCACTTGGCGGAGATGTGCCTGTCGAGATCGACGTTGAAGTGATCGCCCGCCTTGCGGATCTTGCCCCCGTAGTATCCGTCCCGGAGTGCTACAACCTTCGTAACCATGGTGTCCTTCCTCTCCTCTATGTCTGGTTCAGGGGCGCCCGAAGGCGCCCCTGGTTAGCCTCACACGTCGCGCTCATCCGAGGCGAAGACGAGACCCGCGGTGACCTTGCCGGCGGTGAAGTTGCCGGAGCCAGCGACGGTGTAGTTCAGGCGGATGTACCGCTGGTTGGCGCCGCGAGGCACCCACTGCAGCGGGATCACATAGCCTGCCACCAGGTCGGCCTCTGCGAAGGCGACCGTCTCGACGACGGTCTCGGCGGAGCCGAAGCCCTCGACGGTGTCCTTCTGGAGGGTGATCGTGAGCGTGCCGTCGTCGGCGCCGCTGTCGAAGTCCTCCGTGACCTGGATGCGAAAGTCGATCGGGCGGCCCTTGCCGATATCCCTGGTGATCGCATTCGCTGCGTGCTGGGGGGTGTCGGTGGCCCCCAGGTCGATGACGTTCGTCGAAGCAGCGGTAGCGGTGATCGCCTGCTGGTCCGAGAACAGGTTGGTGCTGTCGAAGATCATTTGCTGTCCTTCCTTAGCTCTTCGGTTAGCGTTTAAGGGGCGCCCGAGGGCGCCCCCGGCGATCAGGTGACCTGCTCTTCCGTCTCGAGCAGAGCGTCCATCCGACGGATCGGGTGGCCGAGGAAGTTGACGACGGGCATGCCGCCACCAGCGTTCTCGGAGAGCGTGAGCTCGACGTTGCTCTTGTTCATGGCCTGCTTGTGCAGGAACTTCGCGATCGTGCGGGTGCAGTAGATCACGCAGTTGCCGTCCGCCATGCCCGGATTGTCGAGCTTGTAGTAGGCGTCGACCATGAGGTCGAGGAGGTCCGCACCGCTCGCTGCATCGGCCGTCAGGTTCGACGTGTCGATGTTCGCGATGCGCGCGATGGCCCGCCAGTCGCGGACCGAGAGGCCCACGTCCATGCCGAACTTCTCGCGGTAGACGTCGTAGAGAGAGCCGTCCGACTTCTCCTTGACGTCCATGCCCTTGTCCTCACGGCGCATGCCGAGCTGCGACCCTTCCGGGTACAGGAGGTGACAGGTCTGCTCACCCCAGGTCACGAACCATATGGACTGGTTGTCAGACCCAGTGCCGGCCGCATCCACGATCTGGTTGCCGTTGTCCGCCGTGGTCGAGTTGTAGCGGGGCGCGAGGCCCGTGAACTTCTCGGGGTCGGTGGCGGTGTCGCCGTAGATGAGCGTCGAGGCGAGCTCGTGGGCGATACCCTGGATGTGCGAGCGGCCCTCGTTCATGCGGAACTTCTGGGGGTCCTTCGCCTTCTCGACGAGCTTGGCGTCGATCTCGCTCCAGTCCTCCATGAAGCCCGTGGTGTCGCGCACCTGGGTCGTGGTGCCCTTCGTGGGCTGGACGCCCTCGTAGAGCTTCCGCCAGGTCGGGCTGGGCAGACCGGCACGGATGGTGGTGAGGTGCGAGTTGCCCTCGTTGCACTCGAACGTCGGCGCGTCAGCGACCATATCGTTCTGCTGTGCCATGATCTCGATGATGTCGGCGACCTCATCGTTCTTGTTCTGCTGCTTGCGGAGATCCGCAAGAGACAGATAGCTGTTGCCTACGGTAGCCATAGGTTATCCTTTCTTGCTCTTGGGGGTGGTCGCACCATACCAGGCTTCCGCCTTGCTGATCTCGCCACCTGTTTCGGTGCCTTCGCCGGTGATGGTCCTGTCGTCAGCAATCGCTTTGCCGATCCTGGCGAACATGCGGATGACCTCGGGATGGTTGCCCATACCCTGGCCGACCATGACATCCTGGACGAGCTCGGGCGTGCCGAACTTGCGGATCGCTGCGTTGGCCGCATCGACGCTCGCTTTCCAGTTGTTTCCACCGATCTCCTGGTCCGCTTTCGCGGTATCCTTCCAGCCCGTCACCAGCTCCTTCGCGGCGTCGACGTTCGCTTCCATCTGCTTCTGCATCCGTTCAGCGTAGACGCCGACCAGCTTGTTCGCCTGGTCCTGGGTCAGACCGAGATCCTTGAAGGCCGGCGACATGGCTTCCGCCATCTCGGTGTCCAGCTCCATTCCCTCGGGGAGTTCGATGCCGCTGAAGTCGTAGGCCTCGGGGACTTCGCCCTCGCCCGCGCCTTCACCCTCACCGTCGTTATCGCCGTCTTCCTCTCCGCTGGAGTTGTCCTGGCCGTCAGCCGTCCCTCCGTTGAGCGCAACATCGTCGCCGTCACCGTCTCCGGTGCCGCCGCCTTCGCCGCCTTGGTCGTCAGCGTTCGCGATGCCGGTATTCTCACCGACACCTGTCCCGGCGTCGCCGCCGGTATTCCCTGTGGCGCCGCCGGCGCCCTCGCCCTCTTTGTCCCACAGAGGCGCGTGTCGCGCCAGAAACTCAGTGATCCACATCGTCTTGCTCCTCGGTCTTGTTGGCGTTGCGCAGCTCGACGATGTCGTCAGCCGCCTCCTTCTGCAGTCGCACGAACTCGTACGGGTCCAGCTCGTTCATGAGCTCCAGGAGCTCGATGCCGACGTCGCGTCGGCCCATGAACCGCTCGACGGTGGCCTGGTCGGGCTGGCCAAACATGCCTGTCCGGTCCAGGATCCAGCGCATGAGCTGCCTCGTAGGGTCGTGAGCGAGGGCCGCCCTGGTGTTATCCAGGAGGTCCTTCCGCGCCTTCTTCTCACGCCTCGATATGCCGGGTTCGTAGCTCATCGTCTCATTGTACCGCTGCTGGGGGTCACTGCTCAACACTCCGTCTTCGGATCGATACCGTCCGGCAGCAGGATCTGGTCACCGCAGTTCGCGCAGGTGTACCATGTCGTGTCGACGCGTCCGTTGTCTGGGTCGATCTCCATCTGGATATGGAAGAACCTCGAGCCGCACCCATCGCTCGGGCAAGCCAGTCGGAATACGTAGTTGCTGCCCTCGCCGCCGCTGAGACCGTTGTCATCTTCCTCGATCGAGGGCGACGGGGAAGGGAATTTCAGCACCGCCGACATCAGCCCAGCCCCGTTCTCGATAGGATGTCACCGGGTGCAGGTCCTCGAGGCTGGTCAGCCTCGCTGAGTACCTTCGCGGCCTGAGCGCCCTGCTGCACCGCCTTGGTCGCCTGCACCGCCTGCTCTGCCTGCTGTGCCGCCTGCTGAGCGGCCTTGCGCTCCTCTCTGAGCGTGGCAACCGCCTCGTCGCTGCGGACCACGCTCGGCGGCGTGCCGACCATGTCCGCGTACTCGTCGACAGCCTGGTCGGCGTCGAACTTGTCGAGGATGTCGGGCGTCACCGCGGAGAGGTTGCCGATGAAGCCCGCGAGCCGTTCCATGCTGCCGGTGGCGACAGCCTTCTGTGCCTGTGCGAGCATCGATATGAAGTCGACCTCGAGCTCTTGTGTCTGCAGCTCCTCGGGCGGCTCTGGCAGGACACCGCTGTCGACCACACGGCGGAAGAGCTTCTCCGTCACCAGCGGCCGCAACTTCTCGTAGTGCAGGCGCTCGAGCACGGGGCCCAGCGCGATGAGCTTCTCTTCTCGGCGCTCGTCGATCTCCGTCGCCGTGATCTGCCTGCGGTCGAGCTGGCTGATCATCATGAAGAGATCCGCGTACATGGCCGACCACACCGCGTCCTTCGACATGTCGATGTCTTCTCGCAGCGGGGCGAGGTTCGGGCTGACCTGGTAGGCCGGCACCAGTCCCTTGTCGGGGTTGGCCATGAAGTTGACGCTGTCTGGCAGGAGGCTGAAGCGGCTGTTGCGGAGATCGCTGTGCGCGTTCATCGGCGGCCGGTTCATGCGGCGGAGGAGCTCCGCGTAGTCGCGGCGCTTGGCCATCAGCTCCTTGACGTCTGGCAGCGCCTCCATGCCCGGCGATCGGCCGTAGACCTCGAAGCCGTTGACGTTCCACCTCGAGGCCGTGATGGGGCTCTCGTCGTAGCCGCTCTCCTTGAGCAGCTCCTGCTTGCTCTCTGGGCGATCGTCTTCCTTGAGCCAGTACTCGCTGCCGATCGGCTTGTTGGAGGCGTCTGCCA